GTTCATATCTTTCAGGAAGCATCTCTCCTGCCTGTACAGCCTCTTCCATTTGCTTTTGCTGTTCCAGCAACTGGACTTCCATTTCAGCCTGCATTTCCTTCATTTTTACCTGAACTTGCTGTTTAATTTGAGCTAATTGCTCTTCATTTGGAGGTATTCTATAAAATACATTCATATGAGGTATTTTCAGTTTTTCGTATACCTCAAAAAATTCAAGCATAGTATCCTGACTACCATCTGGACTTATAGCTTCACTGGCATTTTCATCGTCATTATATGCAAAAAGCTCTTGCTCACTATTGCCAGATGCCCTGGCACTCCAGCTATATTCACGAGCTTCATCGGAAGAAGCAGCATTAATTTTTCTTTTATAATCAGGAAATAATTTAATTAGATGGTTTTTAGGAAGTACTTTGCGAATAAGGACAAAAGCTGCATCCCTTAGCAGCATATCTCTAGATTTAGGATCTACAAAGATATCAAAAGGTTCAGGTTGCCGAAGTACGACTTCTCCCATACCATTATCCTGATCTGGGTCTACAGTTAGAAGAATATACCCTACACTTTTGCATATAGCATCATTTATTGCATTAGAATACAAAGTTGAGCCATCAGACAGATTCCATATATAATCTGCCATATTCCCAAATACTGATGCTACATCAGCATCAGAACCCTCTATACCAATAGCCTGCCATCTGGGATTATTGGCTGTAGCATAGAAATTAAGCATTTCAACTACTGGAAGTATACGATTAATTGTAAAAGTAGGCATTCCCTGCTCTTCCAAGGAATCCCTTTCTTCGGTAGTTAATTGTTCATCATGAGAGAAATCATACCCCTTCTGGTTTATGAACTCCCACTGCCTCCTCGTCCAATTGTTCGAGAGCTTGTAAAGTTGTCTTACTTGTTCTGCTCTTTTTGTTTTTGCCATTCTTACACTCCTCTATTGGTAGGTGTTTGTGATCCACGTCACATATTTTTGGACAGGTATAACTCTCCTGCGGGCATTCTCTGGTAATATAATCGCCATATCTAAATGTCCCTATAAATATTAATCCTAGTAATAAGTCCCATAACACAATTCATATCTTGAACTCTCATCAACGCAACCCTCCTCCGCCTCTACGACGTCCACGGTTATTCTTGCCACCACGTTTTCTTGCTTCTATTTTCGTACCATCGGGCATAATAGCCTGTATTTCTCCTGCATTTAATAGTACGGAAAGTACGATAAACTTTATCATGCTGTTACCCATGATTTAGCTTTGGGTTTCTTCTTCATCCATTCTCCATCTGCACCTTTACTGAATTCACAAGGATATGCAAACTTACACGCATATGCCAGAGCATCTATCGTATCATCATGAGCCATCCTTGGTCCAAATGTGATAGTCTCTCTCTGCAGATCATAATGATTCTTTTTGATATGCATTTGGCCTACAGCAAATCTTTGAGCTAATATTCCCTGAATTCTATCTCTTTTGGACATTCTTGTTCCTGGCTTCTCTTCCTTAAAACTTATTGAAAAATCATTTCTTCTCAGCATCTCTGCTCGTATAGCCTGGAATACAGGTTTAGACATTGTTGTATCTTCTATAGTATACATTAACGGGTGGTATATTTTTCCATAATCGAATATATAATCCACAATCCCCTTTTTATCAGACCCTGGAATACCGAGCACAGGTATACCGCGCTTCCTAAGATAATCGAGAACATAAATATTATTGTCCACATCGCAAGCAGCAAAGATAATAACACTATAGTCAGCATCCCTACGCTGAGAATCCGTAGCAGGGTCAACCCCCGCAAAAACATTGACTGGTTTGACGTCGCCATCTTCCGTAACTATACTACTAATTCCAGTTTCTTCATCATGCAAGAATTGCCCATCCCAGTATTTAATATGGTCTCTCGTGAATATCGCATCTTCCTCACTCTGAACCTCCATCATATATTCCTGGTAAAATTTCTGTGGTTGGCCAGAGTCTGCGTAAAACTTTTTCTTTCTTTCCATCTCTTCCAGGCCAAACCAGGATGGCCATAAAGGCATCCCATCTTCCTGAAGAGCTTTGTATGTAATTACTGTCCAACTGTAGTCTTCTCCTTTAGCTTTTGCTTTATCATGACCAGTAAGGATATTAGTAATGAACGCATCATAATGAACAGGCGTCCCATTAATTCTAAGCCTACCAGTATGAGGCTCAAGAGCAGGGAATACAACAGCCGTAACAAGGTTCGCAATTTTACTCCTAGATTCAGGAGTGATTGTATTATTCTCATCTTCAAAATCGTCCAGTACAATAAGATCATATCTTTTATGGAGCTTAGCACCTCCCCTGATACCTGAGAGATTAGATTTACTGATAAGCTTGCAATTATTCCTAAGCTCGATATCGTCTTCTGTCCATTTTTTGCCCTTGAGATCCCCGAAAAAATACCTCACCTTATCATTGTATTCCAAATGATATTTAATATAATCAAGATTAGGAACACTAATCTTTGAACTTGCAGCCACCCAACCATAAAATAAAGGTTCTTTAGTAAATAAGAAATCATGCAAGATAGAACACTTCGTCATTACTGTCTTCCCATGACCCCTGGGAAGTATAACTGCCAACTGACGTATATCATTATCATTGACCGCATCTGCCACTTCGTAGTGAAAGAAAGGAGTCTCAGAGCGCATAAAGTCATCTGGAAGAAACAACTTACCAAATGCAATTAAATCATGGTATGTAAGTCTGAGAGTTTCTTCCTCATTACTTACATTATGAAAGTTCACGTTAGCCATCTATTTCTTTTTCTTCGCTTTGTGTGCCTCCTGAACTGGATGCGGTGTGCCTTCATACGGTCATATGTGGTAGGCTTCTTTAGGCCTGTCTTTCTTATCATGCTTAAATAGATCTAATCGCTTGCCTGCCATTATTTGCTTTCTCTTATCTTTACACACTTACCTTTTACATTTTTATAGCCCTTGCCACATTTTGACTTATTATACTTTCTTCGCATACCACCAGTCTTAAGTGGGCTATTATCAGGAGTATCTCCAATATCAACTATATCAGCCATTCTTTTCCCCTATCTCTTTTGGGCGTTGAACTTCTTCTAAAATATTGTCGGCAAAGCCTTGGAAGACGGCCCCACTAAGCTGGGTAACTTTGGTCTGAGTTTTATCCTCGAGATCTAAGATATCTGAAAGTTTAAATAATGCTTTTAACTTTGTTTCATCTTTCTCGGAATTCTCTGCGACCCTCTTTATGCCTTCCAGCACAGATTTGTCATCAATATTTAATTCTTCTAAAACTGGTTTCAACTCTTCCTTCATAGCTTTTTGTATCCTTTCAGTCTTTACTAATTTTGTAGACTGTTCTTTTGCATACATAGGATTATTTGTCTTATATGCGCTAAGGTAAGCTTCAGATGGAGCTAGGCCACCAGCCATATATTGTACAAATATTATCTCGCATGTAGTTAAATTCCTACGATCCAAAATAACTCTTTCAGTATCTTTTCCTGAGATTGTCCATATGTTCTCCCGTTTCGATGTATCCATTTTAACTTTTGGAGAACATATGAACGTTCCCGAGCAAGTACCTACATATTTCCTATATTTAGCCTTACCTCTGGGAGTCTTCATTTTGCCTTTACGCAAAATCTGGATAATGCAATTATCATCGGCCTCAACCCAGTCACCGATCTGAGCTTTTCTCCAATTATGCACAATTACCATGTTGCTAGGCAATTCAGACCTATCCTCGTAGACTTTGTGGTATATGTCAGATACTTTGTAAACTCTCATCTTAACCCATTGCCTCCACGCTTCCGTCCTCGCTGCCCTTTTCCTCTTTTCCTTCCAGCCTCTACCTTAATTTTTTCTGTAGGTATAATAGCATATATGTTACTATCTCCTGTATTTAGCAGTACGGAAAGTACGATAAATTTAATCATTTCCCCTTTTTCCCCAACTAAACGGATTCAAGTTTAATTCGCTTTCATACCATTTCATACGTTCTTCCATTTCAGCAATATGTGTAGTTTCAGCTACTTTCCTTTCTTCTTCATGTAATTCCATTTCTTCTAAAGCAAGAGCCATATTTCTTTCAAGCCCTTGTATTCTTCCCTCTAGTCTCCAAAAAGCATATACAGCCATGGAAACAATTACGATTAATTGCAATAACCATTTAAAGTTAATAGTTATTGCCATAGAGTCTCCGATTACCTCCCCTTTATAGGATCTAGCACCTTCCTTACTCATTTTCTAATATTGCCTAAAGCCATTTGCATATAACTCTCTAATAAGTTCGCAATATAGGAGATATTAGCCCATATCTCATAAAGAATGAATACAGTGCCGCAAAGCCAGATAAATGTTAATAATTTGATCAAATCAGATTTCATAGTTTCTCGTACGCGCGCTATATATTATATATCAAGTCTAGAGATATAGTATACTAATACTCCCGTAAGGGAGTATGTCTTAGTATAGAGTATCTCTAAGATAGTTAAGCTTCGCCAGGTTCACCATTGCAAAATGACTCTAAGATCTTTTCTAAATCTTCGTCTGTATCCTGGGTTCCCCTGAAATACTCAGCAAAATCGGCAGAACCTAAAATCATAACCTCAGAATCGGAAGACTCGTCGATAGATTCCATAAGATACTCTACTTCTTCTGTCTCAGGATCATAAGCAATAGTCAAATGATATATACGTTTACAACTCATGCGATAGTTTATAGGTTAAACAACCATATGAAGCAAGGCAAGTTTCAAAAATTGTAGAATTTTAGTGCATGGTCTATATTCAAGCGGGTACGGGCTATAATCAGACTTTTACTTTCTGATTTACGTTATTTTTCATTTCGAATTAATCGTTAACTAACTAATATAAGGAGTGATACTCTTATGGGATACCTTAAGATGTTTAAGTGCCTGTCTAACTCAGGCAGATGGATGTTCAGTTCTATTAATCGCAAGATGACACCGATTGGTGCTGTAATACAGGGTACTGCTCGTGGTACTAAGGAAGTACTACCTTACTTCATCATGATCACTGAAGTAGAGCCTGATACACTACCAGATCTGATGTACTACAACCCATCATCTAATGATTTGATAGCCGAAGAAGACTTTCTCTCTCTTGGTAGAGTTGATGTTGAACCCACAGGTGATAGCGTGGATGAATCGACTGAAGTACCAGTATAGAGACTTTAATAGCACCTTGCAAGACTATAGGGGGGAGTATTCCCCTCTATAGGTGGTGTTATCATTGCTTCTTTCCAATGTCTCACTCCGTTCGTAGTGCTTTGGTTCACTTCGTTCACCTAATTAATCCAGTAGTAAAACAGTTGTAACTCATACATAAACTACCAACTATAAGGAGATCAATAAAATGATAGAATATCTTAGTCAATTCACAGCCAATGACCTAGTGATGATACACTGTGCAGTTATACTTATAACGATCTCTGTTATAATGTCTGTAAGCCTAATAGTTTGGCTTCTTATTCATGCTTATGAAATTATATCTATTGCTTGGCATGAAACTAAACGCAGACGTAACAAAGCTGCAAGACTAGGCAAGATTAACAATATGTATACTGTTAATCAATAATCATTTATTGGTTTAGTAATAAAGTATTTGCGTAAAAACCATGTCATAGAGGATAAGCGTGTAGATCAACACCTTCTCAGACACATCATTGTAACGCTGAGCCACTGGCGTGATGCTTCCAACAATGCTAACAGCCCAAGAATCCGAAGTACAAGGTGAGGGACATTGATGATAAATTTGACCTCTTTGGAGGATATTTAGCTCTTGGCTTCTTATCCTCCTCTGCAGGTTTATACCTGTAATAAAGAATTGGGCTGCTTATAGTCCATATAGAATAAGCACAGCAATGTGTAAAAGTAAAAGCTCGAGCAGAGTTAGTAGCGCCAGTAATGGTTCACGTAAGCAAGCGTATAACAGACAACAGTCAATGGGGTATCCTGAGATGAATTGTCTTCTTGAGTGGGAAATCAAGGTGAGATAGAAATATCAATAGGTAAATGCGTAAGGGAGGGTAATATTTATATTACTCATAAGCTAAAGCTTTGGTAGTTAGGCTGGATCCCAATATAAACGGTAATCTTCACTGTAAAGAAAGATATGTCGTGAAATGTCGTGTAGACTGATAACCAATCAGAGCATAGAATATAGAGTGGTATTGCGTACTTCAAAAGAGCATGTAGCCACAACTATCGAGCGCTATATTCACCTTCCTAGCATAAACGTTAATCATAACAGAATAACACTGTTGCGAAAAGACTCCTTAGCGTTCAAGAACATAGAGCTCTAATTCCCTACATGTAAATGAATAGGGAGCTGATTCAGTAGCCAATCTGAACAGTTTAATGATGAAAGCACAGTGCAGGGTTGATCGCTTTGTAATGATGTAAGTACTTGTTGAAACGACTTGAACGATAAGAGTGACAATCTATAATTGTTGAGCTTGATCATTTACTATACGCAAGTGTATGTGGACAAAGAGGGGAATCACCGATAATCCCTCCAAAGAATGATTATCATACCTGTAATCTCAGGGTATTTAAATATAATTGAGAGAGTAGAGGAAGGGTCAAGCCAATCAAGCTACGTGAATCGTGGTGAGGATATTGACGACTCTCTCATAAATTTCTAGTAACGTGAACATAATAAAATAAGGGAGATTTACCTTCGAACAAAATGATAAATTTACCAATAATGAAAAAGCAATGAAACATGTAATAACTCTTGGTTTTATGACCCTGCATTTAGGTGCAATGTCTGATGCTGGGGAAGGTCTTTGTGAGGCTATAAGTCAAACACAGATCATGATAGCTCATAATTTAGATATCCCACTAGAACGAGTAGCTGAACTATTTAAAATAGTAATTAAGGATTTACATGAGTTTGGCTGTTTACCTGAGGAGGTGAGAGATTTAATCTCTAAAATGGAAGGTGCCAAGGCATAATAAAATTCTTAAAAGTAAATCTTTGTTTATAGTTGGAAATAAGAAGAAGTTCGGAATCGAGACTTAACTTCTTCAAAGCCTCAATATCTATTTGTGCGTACGTTAAGCTATGAGATGATGGACACATGGACCCCAGACGTCCTGTTCTGGTTATTATCTCGGTATGAATCGTTACCGTATTTATTGAGGCATAATTTGAGCAGGTACGCTTCTTAAATCTACAACTGGTCTTTATAGATTGACTTGATGAATACTAACGAACACATCGAACTAGCTACCTGCTCATTAATTTAGAAAGGAACAAATATGGATCTTGAAGAAAGACAAATAAGTAATGCCCTAAATGCTTTATGGACCATCGAAGAAGGATTAAGAGCATATAATGTTGATAAATTGTATTCAGGACATTTAGATATAATAAAACAATATATTAAAGCTCAAAGAGATAAACAATAAATTGCATAAACTTAGTTTGTTGGAGACCGCACACTCCAGGGTTATTTCACACTACTATGATACCAAAGTGTAACAAGCTATAATTCAAAAATAAATAAGGAGAATAAACAATGAAGAAGAGAGCTAAAAAAGTTACTAAAACAGTTGTAACAGAAACTACAACTCTGAAGGAAGCAACAATGGTATTTAAAACTGTGCTTCTTAGTAAATTGAAGTTTAATCCTTTGAATCCTGTAATAAGAACAGATGACACTCATGATGGATTTAAATCATTGGTATCTAATATTCGTAAAAATGGATTATTAAGTCCTATTATAATAGCGAATAATGGTACAGTTATAGATGGTAATCGCAGATTAACAGCATTAACAATTCTTGGTATTAAGAAAGCACCAGTTGTTATGCATAATAGTACTAGTCATAAACGTTTTGATGATTTATTTGTAGCTTGTAATGAAGATACAATGAAAATCAATGCTTGCCAAGAACTTGAGCGTTATCTTAATGGTGCTAAGGTAAAAGCTGTTACTCATTATAACATCAAAAAGGTAGAAGAAATAGGTGGTAGAAGAGCATTAAGACAGATAGTTAATGTTGGTAAATCTCCCATAACATTTTCTATTGCTATTGGACAACTTAGGAATTATACAGGACGTACAGATAAATTATTCTTAAGAAAAGCACTAAGATGGATGTTAACAGTGGGTTCTGCTTATAGATTAAAATCAGCTATAAGTGAATTCATACCTGTTCCACGTCTTCTGAAAGCTATTGAAACTGGTACTCCATTGGTATCTAAATGGCATAAAAGTTTTAAACCTGTAACTAAAGGTGAAAACTTAACCACTGTTCCAGCAAATGCAATTCAGTTAAATGGAAATAACGAAATAGTTGGGTATACAACTACCTAATTATTGGAGGAGAAGAACCTAGTCTCTTTAAAAAAGAGATCCGTAAAATGACAATACTAGTAAAAGGAAACTCATCAATGGAAGCAAAATCATCGGCACCAGGAGCTTATTATCAAATTATCAAACCAGTGTGTGATGCTGTTCTTATTGATACTAGAGTGAATGAGTTATTAGATTTTTATGAAGATATCGAGAATAATGACCAAGAGAGAGAAAAAGCATATTCTCGTGCTTTAAACCTTGCTAAAAAATCTAACAAGCTAATGGGTTATACCTTTTAGTTAACTCTTGTAAATGGGCTATAAATGGATGGGGGAGACATAAATTCTTGTTTTCCCCTCCATTTTAACATATATATTAAGTCGTGAAAAAATTCAAAAAATATTTAAACAAAGGTGATCCAGTGGATCCTAAAGCATATCTAAAGCAAAGATTGATGCGACATGAGTTTCAGCTGAGAAGAGCAAGAGAAAGATGTATTAACAAAGAAGTATTACAT